CGGCGACGGCCTGGTTGAGGTGTAACGACTGCCACGGGTACGGGTTCCACTGGCTGGCGTGCGTACCCATGCGGACACGCGACCCGGTGCGGCTACGGTGGCCGTGTCACTGCAAGGCGGGTGAGAAGTGGCTCGACGACCGGGAAAAGGTAGCACTGGCCATCGGCAAGACCGACGAGAAAGCCTATAGACGCTGGCTAAGGCAGGGAAAACGCACAAGATAGATCGCCAGTACCACCGGCCATTGCCTGCTGGGTGGCGTCTATTTTATAGTCAATCGTCTTTGGGCGCGCACGGGTGTAGTTATCGCCAATGGCTACTTGGCAGACAACGATGGTTGATGCGGCACGCATGGCGATGAAGGACGAGAACGTCCAAGTCGCCCTTGTCGCTTATTTGTCCGACAGAAATAACTTCACCGCACACAAGCTAAACAGCGCCCTTGCTGCAGCTGGCGTTCGCAGCGGCGAGCGGGAGCGGGTAATCGCATTTCTTACGCTGAGCCCAAAGTATGGCGGCGGAAAAGAAGAAGAAGAAAAGTGAACGACGTGCTCATTGCAGCGTGTGGGCTGCTCACCATCGGAGTGCTTGCGATCGTGACGATCGTCGAGCACGCACAGCGAGAAAAACTGCGACGGGAGACGCAATCAGATGACTGGATTCACAACGATAGCGATGGACCCGCCATGGACGGAACGTGGCGGTGGAAAAATCAAACGGGGGGCGGACCGACACTACGGTGTGATGGGGAAGGTGGAGATCCTCAAGACAGTGCAGGAGACGGACAAGTGGCAGCAGCGGGATACGGAGAGCTGCAGCTTGTGGATGTGGGCAACAGTCAACCATCTACCGGACGCCCTGTGGCTGATGGACGCACTTGGGGCTGAGTACGTAACCAACGCCGCATGGGTGAAGGCCGAGGACATGGGGGAGCGCATCGTGCGGCTTGACGAGATGGACGAGATCGACGCCCGCGTCGTTGTCCCGCAGGCGCCAGGACTCGGCCAGCGGCTACGCATGTGCCACGAGCACCTCCTGTTTGGACGCATCGGCCGCGTGCCGGTACCGGCACCAGCCGACCGCATGCCGTCGGTCATCTATGCACCGCGAGGGAAGCACAGCGCTAAGCCAGCGGAAGCGTACAGCCTGATCGAACGGCATGATCGGCCAGGCAGGCGACTGGAAATGTTCGCACGCAACCTGCGCCACGGCTGGGAGGTATGGGGTGACGACATCGTCATCATCCCCGGCAGGGTGTCAACCGTCACCGTAAATACCGGCGGCGTCGAGCCGCTGATATGAAAAGTGGCCCAGTGTTCGTTAAGCACGACGACGGGAAGCCATCGCTGGAGCTGTTGCCGCCAGTAGCGATAGAGATGGTCGGTCGCGTCCTTCGTCACGGCGCAGAGAAGTATGCTGCGGACAACTGGCGTCGGGTTGACGATCGTCGTCGGTACCTCGGCGCAGCGCTGCGTCACCTGTTCGCCTGGGCGAAGGGTGAGGACGTCGATCCGGACAGCGGTCTTCCACACCTAGCCCACGCGGCGTGCTCTGTTTTGTTCCTGCTGGAGGCCGACGTCGATGGGCTTGGCGACGACACAAGACCTGGCCGAAAATGAAGGTGCTTGTTTGCGGTGGGAGAAACTACGCAGACAGACACATGCTCTTTACCGTCTTGGACACGCTGCATACGAAACTCCACTTCGACGTGCTCGTGTGCGGTGGCGCCCCTGGGGCTGACCGGCTTGCAGAGCAATGGGCGGCACAGCGCCTAGTCGAATGCAGGGTCTATAAGGCCAACTGGGCCAAGTACGGCAAGGCGGCAGGGCCGATCAGAAACAGGCTCATGCTCTCCGACGAAAGGCCGTCGCTCGTTGTCGCCTTCCCAGGCGGGCCTGGTACCGATGGGATGGTGGCAATGGCCGTGGATGCAGACGGGGTCGACGTAATCAATATCGGCGACGAGGCTGTGGCAACCAAGCGGTAGCGGGATGTATTTTTGGTGCTAGTGTTCGCCCGTCAAGACTCCCGTCGCGACACAACCCGCATCCACCCACACAGTGGCTCTGCGGGTTACCTTTTGGGGAATACAGATGAAAAGAAGCGCCCCGATAACGCGGACGCGGCTGCGGCGCCGCAGCGACAAGGCGGTCGCAAAGGACACCCCGCGCAAGGCGCTGGTTGCCAGTGTGCTGGACAAGAGGCCCAACTGTCAGGCAGGGGCAAAGATCGCAAGCGTCGAGGGGGTCGTCCATTGCGCCATCCGGTCCCAGGACGTCCATGAGGTAAAGACGAGGGCTCGCGGTGGTAGCATCCTCGACCAGTCAAACGTCCTGGCAGTTTGTCGATGGTGTCACGACTGGATACACGGTCATCCGAAGCAGGCCGTAGAGCTTCAACTGCTGAAAAACTCATGGGACGATTGACTGCTATCGTTCTCTCACTACTGGCTGGATGCGCGACAACAGATGCCACAAATATCGAACAACGCGGACAGCATGGGTACCTTCAATGTTATCTGGCGTCACGAACGCCAAGGGTTTGGCGTTGCTATGAGGTCACTGCCGGAGAAGAAGTACCAAGTGCAGATCGTAGATGAGTGGCTCTCCTTGGGCGGGACGAACGGGTCGATGCTGGCGGTGGCCGATCGGCACAGGATCGTCGATCCTGGGTGGATCTGGGAGTGGGCACTCAAGCTGCACATGTGCGAGTGGGACCACGGACACGGAAAATGGGTTAAGCGGTCTGGCTGGCGGGGGTAGTCATGTCTGACGACAGCATCGAGTGGTTGAACCACCTTGCCGAAAATCCAGAAGTGTTCATGCGCGAGTACCTTGGTGTTTCCCCGTGGGAGAAGCAGGTAGAGGTAATAGACAGTGTCCGCGACCACAAGATCACAGCTGTGCGCAGCGGACACGGCGTTGGCAAGACGACCATCGCAGCCTGGGGTGCCCTGTGGTGGTTGATCACGCACCCATACGGCGCGGTTGTCACCACCGCCCCTTCCGGCAGGCAGGTAAACGAGCTGCTGTGGAAGGAAATACGCAAGGCGTACAAGAACGCTAAGCACGCACTTGGCGGCGAGCTTCTCCCAAAGGCGCCCAAGCTGACCATCGATGACGACTGGCTCGCCATTGGGTTCTCGACCGACGACGGCGTGAACTTCCAGGGATGGCACTCGCCTGGCGGTACGCTCGTCATTTTTGATGAGGCGCCCGGTGTCGACCCCCTTATCTGGGAGGTCGTCAAGGGTGTGCTTGTTTCCGACAAGGACAGGTTCCTTGCCATCGGCAACCCTGTCGAGCCAACGGGTCCGTTCTACGATCTGTTCCAGGGTGGCACCGCTAACTGCATCCACATCAGCGCCTATGACGGGCCGAACGTGAAAGCGGGGAAAACCATCATCCCCGGCCTTGCGACCCTTGACTGGGTTAACGAGCGCAGAGAGGAGTGGGGCGAGGACAGCCCCATGTGGCTATCGCGCGTCATGGGGACATTCCCGGATAGTGACGATCGCACGCTTGTCCCGATGTCTTGGATGGATGCCGCCATCGAGCGCTGGCAAAAGTACCAGATGGACGGCACATGGGATTCGTCCGTCTGCCAGATCGGGCTGGACGTTGCCCGCAAGGGCGCAAACGCCACATGCGCAAGCGAGGCCTATGTCGGGCTTGGGGTCAAGGCGATCCACGTCTTCCCAAAGCAGGACACGGTACAGACAGCGATGCAGGCCAAGGTGCTGCGTGACGAGCTTGGCGCCCACCAGATCAGGGTTGATGCCGACGGGCTTGGCGCTGGCGTCTACGACATGCTCGTCGACATGCTCGGCGAGGACGTCGTCGTTGAGATGCGCGGTGGTATGGTCAGCGAGTTTGATCGCGATCGTTTCGCTAATCGTAGAAGTGAGTGGCTGTGGACGTTGCGTCAACGGCTGGACCCGGATGGGCCGGCGCCGATTGCGCTACCGCCAAACCAGAAGCTGCGTGGGCAGCTTACCGGCATGCGATGGGGTTTGACGACGCGCGGGCAAATCAAGCTGGAGTCGAAGGACGAAATGGATTCGCGCGGAATGAAGTCGCCAGATGAGGCTGACTGCGTATCCTACGGGTTGGCTGTCATCGCCGACAGGTTCATTATCGAAGATCACCTATTGGCTATGACGCGGATGTAGGAGCGAGAGTGAGCAACAAGCAACGTGACGACAACGGCCAGTTTCTCGGTGGACTAACCACCCGCGCGGCCGTGGTTGGTGGGGACGGGCTGCTCCGGTGGTCAGAGGATTCGATCAGCGGGCTTAAGAGTGCGCTTGACGGTGTCCGTCGTGACGGATGGGGCAACGTCCTAACCGGCCTTGGCATCGCATCGCGCGACAAGCGCATGGGCGCAACATTCGGTGCCTCGTCCCGCATTTCCCAGAGCAGGGAGCTGCTTGACGAGATGTTTCACGGCGACGACATCGTCGCGACCATCTGTGAGCTTCCTGCTGGTGAGATGACCAGGGAGTGGTTCGACCTCCTTATCCAGCCAGAGGAGGGCGACCGCTTTTCTGATTCCGACACGGCCGACAGGGTCATGCAGGAGCTTGACTCACTAGGTGCGCAGCCGAAGTTCAAAGAAGCGATTACGTGGGCGCGTCTTTACGGCGGCGCGTGCATCTTCATCGGAATCAATGACGGTGGGACGGCGGACCAGGAAGTAGACGTCGACAACATCGAGAGCGTCGACTTCCTGAACGTCATGGACAGGTTCGACCTCCTTATCGACGAGAGGTACGAAGACCCGACCAAGCCAAAGTATGGCGAGCCAAAGATTTACAAGGTGAACGTCGGTGGCGGCAGGGGTGATGGTCACTACGGCTTGCGGATCCACGAGACGAGGATTCTCCGGTTCGACGGTGTCCTGACAAACAGGACGCGGCGCAACGAAAACTCCGGGTGGTCAGAGTCGGTAATCACCCGCAACCTGGATGTCATCCGGGACTTCCAGTCGTCGTTCCAGGGCGTTGCCCACCTGATGACCGACTTCAGCCAGGGTGTCTTCAAGATTAAGGATCTTGCGAAGATGCTCTCGTCTGACAAGGACGGATTGGTTCTCAAGCGACTGCAGATGCTCGACTACGCGCGCAGCATGGTCAGGGCTATCCCGCTGGATGCCGAGGAGGACTTTGAGCGGAAGGGTGCAAGCGTAAGCGGCATGGCTGAGTTGCTTGACAGGATCATGCTCAGGCTGTCTGCGGCAACCCGCATCCCAGTCTCCCTGCTTATGGGTCGCAGCCCTGCAGGTATGAACGCTACCGGCGAGAGCGACACGCGGTCGTTTTACGATCACATCAGCGCACAGCAGGAGTGGGCACTTAGGCCGTGCGTTGAGTGGATGCTCAAGGTGATGCTTAACGCGAAAAATGGACCAACATCAGGTACCGAGCCTACGTCTTGGGGTTTTGAGTTCAATCCGCTTGAGCGCGGGGATCCTGTGTCGATTGCCGCAGAGCGACTCGCCAACGCACAGCGTGACGCGCTGTATATCCAGAACGGCGTTGTGACCCCGGATGAGGTGGCTAACAGCCGGTACGGCGGGAGCACGTACAGCCCGGAAATGACCCTGGATAAGTCGCGTCGCGATACGGAGCTTGATCTGCGCAGCGAGCAGATCCTCAAGAGAAACAACACAGCACCGGGAAATGCCCTTGCGTCAGTTGCGGGTATGACGGCAGAGGATCCCGTCGTCGCGGACGAGTCAATGAGGAT